ATTGACCAAGTACCAGACCATCCCATATGTCCATCAATGGATCCGTCAACCTTACCAACCTGAAGCGTAAAAGGAATCAAGTTAGTAGGGTGTACTGTCCATGTCCAAGCAATCGAAATGTCAGCCGCACTGGTTGCCGTTCTGCTTATGTCAAGGTATGGCATGCCTACGTCCCTGCGCTAACGTAGACCGCCCGGTAGGATGCCCTGCGGACGTTAAACAAGGTACTGCTACCGGGCGTGTTCTCCTGCACGAACTCTATCTGCGGGATGGCGATAATCCGGTAGTTGCCAAGCACTCCAACCCCGTCTGTATCCATAAGCTTGATGACATCACCAAGCCAAACCGGTCTATTGCTGTTGTTGTAAACCAAGAATGTTGCATCGAACTCAATCATCGTACGCCCGGTAGTCAAGCGGCTATAAAGCATCAAGCAGGCTGCCGTAACCGCATTTAATGTATTGAGGGCCGGGTCACGGTATTGATAGCAGACTGGTCTGCCTCGCCAGTTTCGCGGACGGCTTGCCGGTGCTGTTGCCGCTATCTCTGCCGCTGAATCTATCTGCGTATACGGTATAAATATGCCGGTGTTAGGGTCTTGCCCGATGACCGTAACCTGAGTACATTCCGGTTCTTCATTGTAGGAGTTGAGCGTACGAATCACTCTTTGTGGGCGTAGCTCTTCAGCCACTCCCGCCGTGGTTGCTGTAGAAATACTTTGATAAAGCGTCATAGTGGATGCAGTACTAGCCGCATCAACATCAAGCCACTGGTAGTAATAGCCGGAATCGGTCGGTGTCCAACCGGTTATCCAAGTAGAGTAATATTCCTGCTTTATCCTGTCTAGGAACGACGCAACCGTATCGCCGTAATCAGGAGCCAAAGTGTACTGACCTTTGGAAATATTGGTTGTGTACGGTAACTCTTGATATGGGTAATCACCAATGAAGACAGGGGCTGTGGCATCATCGTAACCAGCTATAAGCAATAGATCAAGAAGAGCGTTACCAGCCGTAATGCCATCGTATGGGTAAGATTCAACCAGCCAAGCAAGGTCAAAGTCACCGCTACGATCCGTGCCGGTGTAGACATAGGTTGCCCAACTGGCTGTTGTGTCACGGTCGAGAAACTCTATCTTTGGTGGCTGAAGCGTACCGCGGAAGATGTCTATGTAAGTCACCACCGCAGGGTAAACAGCAGGGCCATTACCTAGCGCAATCCTCACGGGTCGGTCGCTTGTAACGTTAGGCTTTTGTACCCCTGCATCAATCAACGCCTTAGCAATAGCACCAATAGTGCAGGTGGCTTTGCCATCTTCATTGACCGCTATGCTTAGGCTCTGGATGTACTGCGTAACATCAACTGTGCCATCGTAGGTAGCACCAACCGGAGCATCGTAGATTGCTTCAGTCGAGTACAAACCAAGTGAACCGGTACCTGCACCGGTTAGCGCAACCTTTACCCTAACCGACTTGATGACACCGTTAGGCGTGTATGCCGTGCCGTCTGCCTTCACGACCGACCCGGTAAACGTGTAGGCTCCAAAGCCGCAGTTATCACCTGCATAAGTTAGTCCAAAGGTAGCACCAACCGGGGGGGGATACCGCAGGGCTTTGATCTGACTTAGCACATAGCCGCTGGTTTCAAAGTTGCATTTAGCAAGCTGCACGGTGGCCTGGCCGGTTGGAACCAACCAACTAAAAGCCGCAGCAGGAAGAATGTTATTTTGTAGGCCGGGGTCTAAGTCTTCAAAGACATGAGAGAAAGACGTGCCGTCTGAAGTCGTTACCAGCAGTTCCCGCCGCCGTGCTGGAATCATCATTATGCTGATGAAGTCAGACCGGCTCGACTTAGCCTTAGTAGTGCCAACCGCAGGAGCAATGTTGGAATCTCCACGCTCGTAAGTGCCAACCACTACACCGCTTTTGAAAACCTGAGCAGTCCCGTTAGCGGCAAACCATACTTCTACGCTTCCAGCCGAACCGACACCCCACCCGGCTTTTAGGATAACAGTTTTGTCGGTGTCCTTCAGCCCAGGGACGTACAAGGAAAGGTAGACCGCCTGATTGACACCAAAGGCTGTTGTAAGCGTAGCCCGCTCTGTGACGTTGAGGCTTTGCAGGTAGTAGTCACCGCTTGCCCTAATCTGCATCTGCTTCCATGATGCCGCAGTAGTTAGCGTGTAGTCGGTCTTTTGGTACCGTGCATACGATCCGCTGTAAGTTGTACTCCATGCCGCCGTTACCGGTAGTGGGGCAAGCATCATAGTCAAGGTGGCAGGGTCTTGCCAGATGTTGCTTGAGTTGGTTAGGTCTATCTTTGTGCCGTCAAGCGCAACCATCAGCCTACCAAACTGCGGGCGTGGCTCAACTACATCAAACTCAACTTTCAGCTGGTGGATGTTAGCCATTAGAACCGCCCCATTATTCCGGGTTGCCCGTTGCGCCGGCCTTCATCTCGGATAAGTCTACGCATGGCTCTTTCCAAATCCGTACCTGCTGGAATCAAGCCGTTGCCGAACCGCCCGTAGGAAGCGTTCACGGCTCCAACCTCAGCACCTGTTAGCCCTATGGCGCCCATCGTCCCGCCGCCTAAAGTCTCACGCCGTAGGGTCAAGGCTTCCGCAGTGTCCTTAGTGTTGTTTGCAATCCGTAGCAGTAGGTCTCCCATTTCACCTGCCGCACCACCCATCCCCGGCTCTTCACCCGGTTTGAATAACGGGCCGAACGGCTTAGGCACTTCTCCGGCTTGAGGTGCTTTCGCCCCTGCCATCTTCCCAATGATGCTGTCGGCAAACTTTTGTGCATCGGCAAAGGGCTTGCCAAAGTCAACACCACCCATAATGTCTGTGGCTGTTGTAAATCCATATCTTGCTTCAAGGTCGGCTAACTCTTTGGCTGCTCGCTCTTTTGAATAAAGACCACTGTTCCTAAAAGAATCAATCTTGTCGGCTTTGTCTACAAATTCAGAAAACTTTGGATCGTTGTAAAAAGGAATCTTGGCGAACATCTGTCGGAACTGATTCATGATGTTTTGAAACATCGTGCCTATGTTCTTGAACGTGTCAGAAAGAATGCTCGGTATAGATGCAGCTACGGAAATAATTGAAGCAAGCAACTTATCTACGCTTGCTTGCACCTTGCCATCAGTGAACCCCTTGGTGAAGTCTTGCATAGGCCCGAAAAACTTTTCGGTAATGTCTCCAAGTACACCGCTATCCATCATGCGCCCAAGAAAGTCAGTTGTGTACTGGATGTAAGGGGTCAAGATGGTAATCATCTTTTCACCAATCTTACGCATCGACTGTTCCCAAGCGTCTTCTAGGGATGCCAACTTTGTAGCGGTGTCATTCTGCAAGCCTTCTAACATCCCGCTATATTTGGTGTCAATGATATTGACAAAGGCCTCGAATACCTTCATCTCCTGACCCTGTTCAAGTCCGCCGCCCCTGTCAAACTTAATGCCTTGCTTGGCAAAGTCTGAGCGGTTCATACCAAACATTGAGAGCTGCCCCATGTCTGGAATCTGGCCACCTTTGAGCTGTTGAACCATGTTCAGTAACGATGCTAACTTTTCCTCACTAGCACCGAAAGCCGCCCCCAAGTTAGCAAGCCGTGGGAGCATGGCGTTGGTTTCTACGCCTGTTGCTTCAAGCCCTACCGCAAGGTTTGCCAACTGGGAAAAGGTGAAGGGGGAAGGCCCGGCAACCTTCTTGACCATGTCTAAGACTTCAGCTGCCTTCTTGCCGCTACCGGTAATAGCGGTAAGCCTAGAGTTCAAAGACTCGAAAGATACCGCCGCATCAAAGGCAGTCTTACCCAACATACCAAAGCCGGCAACCGTGCCAGCAATACCAACGGCACCGATACCGGCAAGAGCAGTGCCGGCACCTTGGGCTTTTTGTGCGACTTGGCCTAACCCGCTTTTGACTTTGTCAAGGGCAGATACAATCTGCCCCATGCCATCCACGCCGAGTTTTACGGTGAGTTGTGCTATTGTCAAAATATGCCCCTTGTTGCTTTAATCACGGCCACTTCGTGCTTTTCTAGATCCTGAGCAATAACAGCAACTTCCCAAATCTGCTCCAAGGTTAAGTTGACTTCCGATGGATGACGGTGTAGGTATTTCACGCAGTAGTATGCGATCAGTGAGCCTACACCGCCAAGTCGTTTTTTGCTTCTTCTACCTCTTTGGTAACCGATACATCGATGTACTTACCGATGAAGCTCCAGTAGATAGCGTAAAAGGCTTGCGTGTTCTTCCGGCTCAGGTCAAGGAGTACACGAATGAAAGCCGCATCGCTTGGGTCATCCATATCCGGGATGTAGCACTTGCCAATAATCAAGCAGTTGACTAAAAGATTCGGTGCCATCTCAGCATATGACATCCTGATTTTTTGCAGCTCAGTTGCATCCGGGAAGTAGTCTGCCGCCTTCGGCTGCCGGAACTTTACCAGTGCGCCTTCACCGGCCCACTCGCTTAGGTCTACGTCTAGGATTCCGTGCTCTACTTCAGGGGCAACCGCCTTGATGGCTTTGATTCCCATTATGCGGATGTCCAAGCGGTAGTAACACCGTTAGCACCGAGCATGATTGTCGCTGTCTCAGTAACCGCTTCACCTGCCGCAATGCCGATACCGGTAGCGGTGACAATGCCAATGTAGGTCTTGGCTGTAAGAGCGCCAGGAGTAACCACGACTTGGCAGTAGTATCCCTCTTTGTTGAAGAAGACCGGGGAACCATCGGCTTGTGCTGTGCCGTCTACCAGTAGCTCGATGTCGATTGAACCGCTTGCTTTGGTAACCTGCATCTTCTTCGTGGTGTCGCAAAGTGCCGACACATCAGCGGTATCTACCGATGTAGAAATACGCACTGACTTCGCAAGACACGTATAAGTGTTGGCCGTGAAGGCTGTTGGGGAACCATCTTGGAAGCCACCAAAAGCAATGGTAACAACACAATTCTCGCCCACCAGACCGAATGATTTTGTAAAAGGCATCGTCTACTCCTACTGCTGTGTGAGGCAGCGATAGATCGCCGTCACCCCGTAATCTGTCCGACCACCATCAGATAAAGCAAAGGATTGATCCGTTGAAGTCCTGCGGACATAAAGCCGTGGGGTCGTAGTGGTCACCGTCTGATTATCCAAAAGCGTATCGATGCGAGACATGATGGTTTGTATCCGGCTCATACTCATCGCACCACTTTCAGTATCCCACACAGTTATTCGGTAGTTTGGCGTGGTGAAGACACGAGCGCCGCACAGCGCATCCTCATCGTCACCGCTTGCACCAGCTCTGCTAAAGACCACGTAAGGCACCTGTACGGGTCTTCTGCTTACAGGGTCGGTCTGCGGCGCAACGGTGTTGTAGATGCCCATCTGGAAACCGTTAGGCTCATTGTTAGGAGCAAGCAAGCCCAAGAGCGTAGCATCCCCGCTTAGTGTCTCGTAAATCCATTGTTCGATTACCGCTGGTTCAAATGCCATTACTTACCCTTCAAGACCACGGTTAGTGCTTTTACAAATGCAGGCCTTACGTGCTGTAAGGCTGGATCTAAAAACGGGCGTGGCGGTACCGTGTTGCCGCCCTTAGAAGTCCATCCAAGTTCCAGCGGTACGGCATACTTAGCCATCACCGCTACTTCGGCACTTGTAGCTGTCAGCATTCGATGCATGATGGAGTTAGCAAGAGCGCCTGTATCAGAGTTAGGCGGAGTGCCTGGAGGGCTTGACCAATGCCCCTTGTCGTACTCCTGAAACTTGCCGCTAGATGTCTTAATGCTTCGCTTTGCCGTTGCTTCGACATCAGCCGCAGCTTTACCTACGATGCGGTTTATCTTGCCTAGATTCGCCTTGTAGCGGTCTATACCGGTAGTCTTCAGGCTTACGGTTACACTCATGGTGCTAACACCTGAATCTGTAACGGCCCAAAGCGCCGCACCGTAGTGCTGACCGTGAAGGAAATCGTTAGCCTGACATCTGCCGCTGTACCGTACGCCGCAGGATTGAGTACGCTAAGGATTCCTTGTGCGCTGTACTGCTTTGTCAGTACCACTGACCCAGCCGCAAAGGTGTAAGCCGACCCGGTAGCAATGTTAGTGTAGGTGATGCCGAGAGTACCGGTCGTGATGTCTACCGGGCTTCCTAGTTCATCCACCAGCCGCACCACGTATGAGTGCCAGTCTCCGACCCATGCCGATACCTGTAGTACCTGCTGAGGGTCTTCGGTCAAATCAAAGATTAGTGCCACGGGTAGCCCTTTCGGCCTTGATGGCCACGCTCAATAGGTCAAGGTCACTTGAAGAAAGATAATGCAGGGTGTCCTTGATTTGGTTCAAAAGCATTACCTCGCCGAATGGAATCTTAATCTCAGGGATGCGTAACAACTTATTTGCCAACTTGCTTAGTATGCTCATCAGATGTCCCTCACATAGATGCGGAGTGGGCCGAACACTTGAGTATCACTTGCCCCGGTAGTCCTTGTGATTGTAGCCGTGTAGGTTCCTGGCGTGTTCGTTACCGTGGTGTCAACCGTAAATGTTGCCCGTCCATCAGCTGCATAAGTTGCCGTACAAGCGTAAGTGTCTACCAAGGTAGCACCAGAGTTGTACACCTTAGCCGTTACCGTTGCGCTCGTGATATCAATCCCGCTACCGTTATTGTCTACGCACTGGATGTCGATTCCATGCTGTGCGCCGGTCTGAAGGTCTAGCGGATCGGAAGCCCCAAGGCCATCCGCCCTAACCTCAAAAGGCCCCATACGAACCAGAGCGGCAGAGGTTACCGGGGTAACGAGTTCCGCATTGACGTACTGGCCAAACGTACCTACCGTAGTGTGTCCTGATCGCGCTTCGTCCCAGACAGCATCAGCGATAGCGCCAGAGTTGACGTTCACATTGACGTATTCACCAAAGGTTCCAGCCGTTGCATATGCAGAGCGTGAAGCATCCCACACCGCCGCCGCTGTCTGCGCCGCTGTCAAACCACCACTGCTCAGCGTGACCGTCAGCACCGCCCCGTTAGTACCAGATGCACCACGCACCACAATCGTCACATCACTTGCGCCAGCCGCGAAAGCCGCGTTCGGGACATCCAAACGATACACGCCCGGCACGAGGCTCGACGATATCTCTGCAAAGCCACCAGATGACCACGCGCCTGTAGGTGTCTGCGTAACAAGCGTGATAGCCACCGGTGCGGATTGGTTGCGGACGTAGTATGCCGCTAGACCTGATGTGCTGAAGGTTAGCCCTGTAGCACCGAGGTAGAGTTCGATGCTTTGTGAGGTGCTTGCTGGAGCGATGGTGATGGCTGAGGCGTTGCGCTCGGTTGGTTGGTATGTCGGTGTCAGTGTGCTAGATACGCTAAACGTCTGGTATCCAGCGTCAGGCGTTGCACCAGTCCAAGCGGTTGAATATACGTCTGTTAACTCTGCACCAGTTGCTGTTCCAAATCCTTGGTTAGGGCTGCCCTGTTCAGGACTCCAGAAATCAGTGGCTGATAATCCAACCATACGGGTATAGCCATATGTGAGTCGTGAGGAGCCTACGACAGTTGAATTTGTACCAGCGGTTACATTTACGCGAGCTGTGCTTGCTCCTATGATTCTATTGTAATCTTCATCTTGATGAGTTGTACTAGTACTATTCATAGCAGTTAGACAGTACAAGAATAGATTATTACGAATTTGTGATTTAAATGAAGCGTTGCCAGTTGCTAGGAAAAGAGCCTGTGTAGATGCGGCATTAAAAGTGCAGTTTTGAATCACGCATTGCAAAGACTCTGTAATCAAATTGTATGTTCCACCAATAAAAATACAATCCTTGACTGATGATGTATCAGCCACACTACGACCTAGTAGGTAGACTGGGATTACAGCAGCTTCAAATACACATTTAGAAATAGTTGTATTTAATGCTTGTCCTACTGGAGAAGTCATTTCCAAGACCGCACCAGTAACCGGCCCTGGTCCATATCCTTGTTGACTAAATAGACATTTACTAAACGATACGTTTTGTGATGTTAGAAAAGACACAAGTGCATTGCCAGCAGATGCACCAGAGCCTTTACCTTCAAAGATAAAATTACTAAAACTAAGATTATTTTTAGATGTGGCTTTCAGAATTGAGTTAGTAAATGTGGGTGTTGCATTGCCACCAGATGTATAGCCAGATAATCGAACAAATCCGGACGATAAACCACTAAATTGAGCAGCTGTCACATCACCTATAATTTGTACCGTAGATGATGGGCTTGTAATGGCAATTACAATTTGTTCAATGTAATGACCGGGAGCCACATATATAATGTCTCCACCCACTACTCCAGACGTTGCGCTTAATGCCTTTTGGATTGTTGCCCACGCTTGATTTGTAGCAGGCCCTGTGCCAGCGTTAGCGTCACTACCGGTTGGACGCACATAATAGGTAGCCATTATTCAGCCGTCCCGTTTACGATTTCTTGAGCCATAACGATAGCAAACTGATTGCTGTAGTTCTGCTGAAATCTTACATCCTGTGTAACCCACCAACCAAAGACACTTGTGCCATTCTCGCCGAATGTGCCGAGCAGGTTGCCTTGGTCATCGTATATGTCACCGAAAACAATCCAGTCACCGGGAGTGGTCGGGTTAGGTTCCAGCCTATAGTTTTGGAGGTTCATTTGCCCACCTTCAGGGCATTTGCATTCGTACCCTTGAAAGGCATCGTGAGGAACGCCAGCACACTAGACACCGCAGCGGAGACGCCAGCCGCTACCGCTTTCGAGCCGTAGAGTGCCAGCACTGCGCCGAGCTCGCTGAGGTCGTGTGCTTCGGATGTCCTGACGCCATCCCCGAATACGCTAGTGAATGCAGCTGTAAAAGCCACGATCACAACGACCACTAGTCTTTTGATACTGATGCTGTTCATTGCTTCGCCTCCAACTTTGTAACCTGCGTTTTCAGTTCACCGGTTGCAGTTTCCAGCCTACCGATACGATGCCCGTGGTCTTTGATCGTTGCCGTGTCTACCGCTCCACGTTTGTCCATACGGTGCAAGAATTGAATTATATAAACCAGTAACGAGATAACAGCACCCGAAACGCTGATGCCTATCGTAGTCCATTCCGATGCTGTCATGATGTACGCTCCACCAGCCCTACGTGCTGTACTAAAAGTTCTGTTTGCCCAAAGTCAGTCCCGACAACATCGTAGTATCGGGCATCATCGCCTACCCGGTAAACCCGGTCTTGTGGCATCACGTCAGCCCCTACAGCAATGATTAGCGTCCACTGGGCAGATGATGCTATGCCACCACCTACGATTGATTCTGTGTCGCTCTGGTTGGTTAGCCTGGCGTTGTACTCGGCAACCTTGCGCCACGTCTCAGTAGCCCCGCCCCTGCCGTCTTCGGTGAGGGTGAAGCGGTGTATCTCTACCCGGTCTTGGCAGAGGTTGCGTACCATGCCGGCTTGCAGGGTTGCACGTAGGATAGGACTCATGCGAACACCAGAGGTCGGTATCGCTCTGCCATGCTTAGGCAGTGTGCTTTGAGTTGCGAGAGCTTGACATCGCTGGTGCCTTCCTTAGCATCAATGTCACTAGCGCAACGGCTAGCCTTTATCATCCACGCTTGGCGGGCTGAAGTCCTGACATCGTAACGCTCAACGTTGATCGGGCCTTGGTCAACCCATGCTAGGGTAGGGTCGCTAGTGCCGTCTTCTAAAGAATAGCCTTTGAAGTGGTACGCCGTGTAAGCGGGAAAAGATGGTTGTGTCGTGCCTGACGTACCGGCTATCCGGCACTCGTAAACCCTGCCGTTGGGCGTTGTAGGCACTACACGGTCACCGACAGCATAGACCGTGCTTACTGCCCAAGTGGTGAACCGGGAATAGGAATCAAGGATGCTGCCTATCTCGGTTGTGGACATCTGCGGATAACTTTGGGCATCCACAAACAGGGATACCTGTGCTATCGCTTCGGCTCGTGTCATCATGGCTTCAGTATCCCACACAGAAGAAAAGCCCCCGGCACGTCTGCCGAGGGCTTGAGATAAGAACCGCTCGCTTTATGTGGCTGCGGATGCTCCAACGATAAGCGAACCAGGTACACGAGCGGAAGCCGTTGCACTGACGTTGCCGATGTCGAAAGCGGAGAATGCAAAGCGCTCGGTTGCCTTGAACGCCAAAGCGTCCTCGACAAAGTAGCGTTGATCCGATACTTCGATAGTAACGGTTCGGCGGTCACCGAATGCAGTACCTACGCTGAGGTCACCCAAGAGGATGTAAGGCGTGGTTGCCGCAAGTGTTTTAGCCATGTTCTGGACGAACACCACAGGATAGCCGTAGAGCATAGGGTTAGGGCCGTATGCGCCTTGGATGTCCATGATGGAGTTACCGCCCAAAGCATCGAGCAGTGGTGCAATTGCGTTGTACCAAATCTCTTTATGCATATACCACTTTGCATTAGGTGCATACGTTGGCAGTTTGGCAACCATACCCTTGAGGTTAGCAAGTGTCGGGCTGTAGGTGATTGTCTGCCCGGTCGTGAAGACCTGCAATGATGCGATGTTAGCCTTGGTTCCGTTGGAATCGTAAACACCCCAAAGGATGCCAGTGAGACCAGACGTAGAATCTACGGCATTGTTGAAAACAACCCGGTCTTCTTCCTTAGCAAGCGAATAAGCCATATCACGGGCAAGCGTTGCACCAAAGTCAATGATGCTATCTTCCGCCAACTCTTTAGAAACCTGAGTAAGTACCGATGGCTTCTTGGCTACAAGGTTGACCTGTGCAAAGGTCAAGTCGCTTGCAGTGATAGCGGTATTTTCACCCGGGTAGTAGACCGTTGTGCTTGCGGTTGCATTCGGGACGTTCAAGACATCAGAACTCATCGGGTAGATGCGGCAGTTCTGGCGAGCAATACCGAACTGCTCACGGAGGTAGATAAGCTCAGAACTCAGCGGATCTGGAACGGTAAAACCACCAGCGGTTGTCGTGCCTTCAGACTGTGACTTAAGGTTGGCTTTTACCCACTCAGCGGCCTTGCGGTTACCCATGATAGAGCGGCCCCACTGGCCCCAGCAGTATGCCTTAAAGTTGGCTTCGTCACGGGTACCGGAAAGTGGATTGCGTCCAACGCCGCCCGACTTCCATGGTTGCTCAGCTGCAACTTCAGTAGCCACAGGGTGGCCCTGTCCGAGTGCCTTGATTGTCTCGATGCGCTCTTCGATGCCCTTGGCTTCAGCCATCAGGGTCTTGACCTGTGCAAGGTCACCGTTACCGGAAGCAAGCTCACGGGCGGTAGCCAAGACAGAATCTTTGCGGTTCTGCAATTGGTCGATGTTCATAGTTGTGTTAGCAACTCCAGACGGGCCAAGAGTTCCTGGCGTTCGTCATTGTCATGGGCTTTCGCCTCTACTACGAGTTCCGGTTTTACTTCTGGCTGGTCTGCATCCCGCAGAGAATCCCAACACTCAGGAGCAAGTCGCTTTGCAGCTGACCGGCTAAGACCGACTGCATCCCGCAGTCGACGTTCAACGCCACGCAATGAAGCGGGCTGTATACACTTTTTACCGTGCATGGCATACAAGCCCTTAGCACGTTCGGCGAAAGCATCAATCAGGGCGTTAGCCATGTCTGCACTTTCGATCACTTCCATGGCACCGGAGAGCGCATCCCAGTAGGCTTCCATGCCTTCGTTGATTAGTTCGCCTTCGGCTTCTTTGAAGATTTCAGCGGCATACTCTGCGGCTGATTGCTCAGGCATTGGAGCCATGACCATTTCTTCTTCCATATCCATCATAGGC